GACTAAGGTAGAGCAGCCTGTGGTTGAGAATGGCTTAAAAGAACAAGCTGTTGAAGTTATAGAAACTCAAGCTCAAGCACAAGAAGTTGCTACTGAAGAAGTAGTAACTGAAGACAAGTATCCGGGTAACACAACAAGAGCGTTCCGTGGATAAGTCAAAAATGAAATGCAACAGCCCTGTTTCTTCAAATAGAGCAGGGAAAAAGATGATGGTAAAAGCCTGTTCCAATGGGGAAGAAAAACTTCTCCATTTTGGAGCAAAGGGTTATGGTCATAACTATTCTGCTGCTGCTCGTAAGAGTTTCAAAGCAAGACACAAGTGCGATACAGCAAATGATAAGTTAACCCCAAGATATTGGGCGTGTAAAAAATTATGGGCAGGACCGGGAGGTTCTACTGCTTCTAGTCCAAAAAGTAAACGAGGTAAATACTAAAACTATGAATAGAGATTTTCCATTAGCACCAACATTTGTTGGAGGCAAAGAAAAAAGAATAAAAAGACTTGAAAAACGAGAAGAAAAACTTGTGAGTAAAGCAAACAAAGCTGTAGATGAAGGTAGAGACAGAAAAGCTGATAGACTTTTTGGAAGAGCAGCTAAGGTTGAAGACCGAAAAATAAGATTATCTGAAAGAAAACGATGAAAAAGATAATCAAAAAAGCAGCTAAGTACGAGTCTAAAAATTCTCTAAATGGACCTATGAAGTTCTTAAAGGGGAATGTAAAAACACCTACAAAAAAGAAATAAGATGCCAAAAGATGCCTGTTACAAAAAAGTAAAAGCACAGTACGATGTTTTTCCATCAGCGAGAGCCTCTCAGGCGATTGCTAAATGTAGAAAGGCATCAGGTTCTGTTCGTAAAACAAGTGAAGGCACGTCTTTAAAGAGGTGGGAAAAAGAAAAATGGACTGATACTCGCACAAGCAAAGCGTGTGGTGCAGGAGGAAAAAATGAATACTGCCGACCAAAAGTAAAAGTGTCTTCAAAGACACCAAAGACTATTTCTGAAATTAGTAAGCCTAAGTTGGCTGCAAAAAAAGCAGAGAAGTCAAGAGTAGGTATGGGTAATCGTATAAGTAAAGTTTAAAATGGCAACTCAGAAATTTATGGGTAAAGGTCAGTTATTAGAAAGACTGACAGCTCAGGTAGGGGATAAAAAGTTAGCAGTAGGAATATTGCAAAAAAGAGGTCATTTGAAAGCGGACGGTAAAACCTATACTGAAGAGGGTATGAAGAGAAATTCTATGACTGCTGAAGAAAGAGCCAAGGATAGAGCATCTAAGTACACAGGGCGTTCTGCCGAAAATTTTAAGTATAATCCAATCACAAATTCAATCAAAAATTTTTAATATCTTTACCCAATGAAAAGCCAAGGATTAGGAGATACTATTGATAAATTTACAACAAAGACAGGAATCAAAAAAGCTGTAAAGGTAATTTTAGATGCAGTTGGTATTGAGGACTGTGGGTGTGATGGCAGAAAAGAAAAATTGAACAATCCAAACTTAATAATAAACAAAACATTTTATAAAATTTAGAAATTATGTCAGTATTCAAAACAACATTTTCAAGAGCATTAAAAGTTATACCATCAGATGATTGTAATGTTCCATCTCCAAATTTATTAATACAGGGTAGTAATACATCAGTAGGAGCAAACCCTTTAGAGTTAATTGATAACAATACGCATTTTTTTATTAATGCGTCTTCAGAGTCAACTGCTTCGGCAGGTACAAGACAATACCTTGTAAATGTAGGAGATGTTGTGTATTGCTACTCTACAAATTTAGCTGCTACTATTGTAAGGGTTAAAAATCAACACACTCTTGTTTTAAACGCTGATATATTTGGGGGGGACACAGGGGTTCCTTATCTTATATATCAAGAAGGTGCTCAAACGGGATTAGGTAATACAGGGTGTAATTTGTATATTGGAGGAGGCTCAATCTATAAAAACATGCACGTAACAACAATAGGTGGAGAGTCTATAGTAATTTCTCTAGTAGGTCCCGCATTTTTTCCAATTCAAGTGAAAAAAGTTTGGCTAACAGATACAGAACTTGGACAAATATTTGCAGTTTGGTAAGATATGGCAAAAGTAAAACAACAAGAGTCTGCTTATCAACCTAAGCCAAGGAAGTCGGGAGTGGCTGCTAAGACTAAGACAAGTGCATTAAAAACGAGTAAGAACTACGTGAAAGCGTACAGAGGACAGGGAAGATAATGAAATACATTAATTATATATTTTCGTCATTTATACTTCTATTTGTTCCCATTTATGGGATACTTGTTGCGGTAGGTGCTGCTATTATTCTTGATACTTTCACGGGAATATTTAAAAGCGTAAAACTGAATGGGTGGAAGAGTGTTAGAAGTAAAAGATTATCTCAGATTGTGTCAAAAATGCTATTATACGAAATATGTGTTTTATTATTATTCGTAATTGATAAATTCATATTAAACGAGTTTATCTTTAAATGGTTAAGTATAGATTTTATGTTTACTAAAATATGTGCCATACTTTTGATTTTTATTGAATTGGTTTCGATAAAGGAAAATATAGAAGAGGCTTATAAAATAAAAATTTGGGATATGCTCAAAAAAGCATTTCTTAGAGCGAAAGAAGTTAAAGATAATGTTGACGATTTAACAAAGTAATGGATAAGATAACTATTGATAGAATAGCTACGCTACACCCGAAAATAAGACAGAAAGTATTAGACGCTTATACTTATGCAAACAACAAACTCCTTGGAAAGGGAGTTCGTTTGCGTTTTTCTTATACCACAAGAACACTTGAAGAACAAGCTGCTCTATATGCTCAAGGACGTACAAAATTATTTGACTCATCAGGAAGGCGATTAGGGATTGTTACAAAGGCAAAAGCAGGTCAATCTATACATAACTACCACTTAGCATTTGATATTGTGTTATTGCTTGACAGAAACAACGATGGGGTTTTTGAGTCTGCAAGTTGGGACACTGTTTTAGATTTTGATAAAGATGGTAAAGCAGATTGGATTGAAGTTGTTGAGTATTTTAAATCATTAGGATTTGTTTGGGGTGGAGATTGGAAATTTAAAGATGCTCCTCATTTTGAAATGACTTTTGGTCATACTTGGAGAACTTTAATAAATAACAAGAATACATTTACTGAAGTAATCAACGGAAAAACATACACTTATGTTAAGATATAGTTTTATATTTTTATTTTTAATTCTTGTATCTTGTGGTTCGAAAAAAGTTGCTGTTCAAAAAATTGATACAATTGTAAAAGTAGATAGTACCTCAACAATTAAAAAAGAAGAGGTCGTTATTTCTAAAAACAATATAAGTATAAATACGGATACAGATGAAATAGAGATTACTCCAATTGATTCTACCAAACCTGTTGTTATTGGAGAAAATAAATACTTCAATGCTAAAATCAGATATAAAAAAACCAAGGTTGCGTTAGTTGATACCACTAAGAAACAGGAGGTTAAGAAAGAATCTCAAGAAGTAAAAGTGGTAAAAGATAAAAAAGAAAAAGTATTCAAAAAAAATATAGACAAAAAAGAAAGCCTTACAGTTTTTTGGTGGTGGCTTTTAATTGTTCTATTAGTTGCATTATTTTTTTTATGCAAGAAAAAGGCTTATAAATTTATTAATTAATTTTTATATCTTTGTAGCATAACAATTAAATCAAATTAAAATGAAAGTCGTAAACAAAAACAAATTTACTAAAGACCAAGTTCAAACAGTAACGCAAGAAGAACTTGCAAAAATTAATGAGTTAAACTCAGAATTTAATAAAGCAAAATTGGCTATTGGAGATGTTGAATTGCAGAAGCAAAACATTTTACGCCATATCGAATTATTAAAAGCAGAGTTTTCTGCACACGAAAAGGCTTTAATTGAAAAATACGGTGCGGATTCTGTTATTAATATTCAAACAGGAGAAATAACGCAAAAAAAAGAATAAAATGGCAAAAATAAGCACGTATGCTAATGCGGGAAGTCCACAATTAGCAGATAAATTAATAGGAACCAAGGTAGGAGGAAGTCCTGTCGATGGAACGTATAATTTTACCCTTCAAAGTTTATTGAGTTTATTTGCTCAGAATATTACATTACAAAATGTACTTGATGCAGGAAATACAGCTACTGAAGACATAACATTAATAGGTAAAATAACTACTACTGATTTTGAAGCTGAAAATGACATTTATGTTTCAACTTTTGGTGGAGACAGCATCAGAGTAGGAAGAGGTCCGGGAAGTGCAAATAGTAAAAGTCTTGTTTTTGGAAATTTAGCATTAGATAGCAACACTACAGGAGCTGATAATTTAGCTATTGGTTGGGAGGCTTTAAAAGATAATACTACAGGAGCTGACAACTTAGCCATTGGAATATATGCTCTTGAAAAAAATATAGGAGGTGCTTCAAATGTGGCGATTGGTCTTAATTCGTTAGCAAGTAATCTCTCAGGAAATAATAACGTAGCTATAGGAAAAAGTGCTCTTTCTTTGAATACGGTATCTAACAATACTGCTATTGGTTTTCAGGCTTTAAACTTTAATACATCAGGAACAAATAATACTGCTATTGGTTTTCAGGCTTTGAGTCTTAATGTTTTAGGAGCGGATAATGTTGCTGTAGGTCTTCAGGCTTTAAATGCTAATCTTATTGGAGCAAATAATGTTGCTATTGGTAAAGAAGCATTAGGAAGTGCTACAGTTAGCGGTCAAACAGCTGTTGGGTCTTTAGCGTTGGCATCTGCTACATCAGGGCTTAGAAATACAGCTATTGGGTATCTTTCTTTGTCTGAAATGACTACTGCAAATGACAATACCGCTATTGGTTGGTCATCATTGTTAAACAATACAGGAGTTTCAAACACTGCTATAGGTAGTTCTGTAATGCAGTCTAATACAACAGGTACTCAAAATACAGCTGTAGGTGCTTTAAGCTTACAATCTAATTCTTCAGGAGCTAGTAACACAGCAATTGGTTTCCAAGCTTTATTTGCTAACACAACAGGAAGTAGTAACACAGCAATAGGATTTGAGGCAGCTCGTAGAATATCAAGCGGAAGCGATTTAACAATAGCCAATAATTCTGTATTTATAGGTCAAGGCACAAGGGCATTAAATGATAACGAAACCAATCAAATAGTAATTGGACATAATGCATTTGGAGCAGGAAGTAACACTGCAACAATTGGAAATACTTCAATAGTAGATACTGTTTTAAGAGGCAGAGTAAATATACAACAATATGCAACGGGTTCACGCCCTGCTTATGTTAAAGGTGCTTTAATTTATGACAGCACTTTAAGTAAATTAGTAGTAGGTGGTGCAACGGGTTGGGAAGTAGTAACAAGTTTGTAAATTTTAAAACAAAACAATTGAAACCGCTTTAGCTTATACGCAATTAGCTTTAGAACAATTGTGGTATGAAGTTGTAAATTTATACAAATAGCAGAATTAACGGAAATAACAATTAAATCAAATGAAAAAATTAACAATTAACGAGTTAAACATATTGGCTGAACTTTTAAGCCAATGTCAGAATGATAAGGATTTAAAAAGTCCTTCTACAGTCATTACAGGAATAAGACTTACAAAGTCTGTTCATTCTTGTGCCAAGAAATACTTTGAAGAACAAAAAGAATTGTTTACACGATTTGATGTTGAACAAGTAGAAAAAGATGGAACCACTTATTTTGATTGGACCGATAATCCTGCAAAAGAAAAAATCAATCAAGCATTAGCCGAGCTTAATAGCTTCGAGTATAGTGTAGAGTATCTTAATAAGATTGATGAAGAAGATTTTATTATTTATACAAGAGGGTTAAACAATCCTCAGATTTTATTCCTTTATGATTATTTAGTAAAAGAGGACTAAGATGGACATTAGAAAAATATCAATCGGCCCCGATTATAAAAGCAATGCTATGCACTACATAGTAGGGCAAAAAGTGCTTGGGGATACTAATGAAATTTGTCTTATAAAGTTTGACGAAAAACGAAGCTCTTTTAAAATTTACATAATAAATGTAAAAGAAGAGGTGGTTTTATGGAAAGAATTTAATTCACAGATACCAATTTCAATCGAATATAATATAAATTTTTAATGAAATCTCCCTTTTACTTCATTGCAAAGCCAAGAGAAGGTAAAAGATACAATAATACAAAGCAGATAGCCGGTATTGAGTTTATAGTTAGTACTTCAGAGGAGGATTATAAATTCTCAAACCGTTTGGCTGATGTTGTTGAATTACCTTTAGGCTACACCGGTCCTATAGAAATAGGAGACACTTTACTTGTTCATCATAATGCTTTTAAGTATTATAATGATATGAGAGGTCGCCAAAAAAGTGGCAAAAGTTTTTTTAAAGATGATTTATTCTTTATTGAAATAGACCAATTTTTTATGTACAAAAAGAAAAACAAATGGTTTGCATACGATAGATATTGTTTTGTAAAGCCAATTCCTGCAATTGAATCATATATCAAAAAACCTTTTAATGAAGAACCATTAATGGGTAAAATGATTTATCCAAACGATTACTTATTAAGCCAAGGAGTTAACTCGGGAGACATAATATGTTTTAAGCCTGATAGTGAATACGAATTTACTGTTGATGGGGAAAAACTGTACAGAATGTATGACCATCAAATTACAATAAAATTATGATAAACGTTGTAGATAATTTTTTGGAAAAAGAAATTTATGAGTCTGTTTATGACAGATTATCAAACAATGAATTTCAAGCTGTTGAAGTTGGAGATAAAAAGTTTTGGGTACAATATAGTAACAAAGAGTTTGATGAGTTTATACTTAGAAAACTTTCTGCTATTGATGGAATAGCAAGAGAGTGTCTTTTAGGTTTTTTTAGAGTAGCGACTGAAGAAGTAGATACTGATTGGAGGATACACGCTGATTCAAAGGTTGGGGATATTAGACCTGAAAGAGCCTTGGTATTATATATATCTCCTTCAACTAAAAAAGGATTGCACGGAACTGCATTTTGGAAACACAAGCAAGTTGGTTATGAAATGCCAATTGATGTTTCAAATGAAGAAGCCGACAGATTTTTATTAGAAGAGGCAAATAAAGTAGATAATTGGGAATTACACTCTGTTATTGGTTACAAACCAAATAGAGCTTTAATGTACCCATCGAACTATTTTCACAGCAAATATCCAAACGAGGGTTGGAAAGAAGGAAGAATGGTTTATGTAATGTTTTACAGATAGTATATGAGTACAAAAGACATAAAGCTGAAAATCATAGCAGCAGGACATAAAGCTGTAGAAGAACTAATCAAGGTCGCTGAGGACTCCATATTGGACCCAAACAGTGAAGGAGATGACTTGGCTGCTGATAAACTAAAAAATGCAGCAGCAACAAAAAAATTAGCTATATTCGATGCGTTTGAGATTCTAAACAGAATTGAAGCCGAAAAGGAAAGCATTGAATTATCTGAAAAAGGAGGAAGTAGAACTGATACAAGACAAGGATTTGCTGAAAGAAGGTCTAAATAGTTTATACTCTGTAGTCAATGATTACATACCAAAGGCTGTTATTTCTAATAAAAATAGAAATAAGTCTTGGGTGTATGGTTACAATGACCAATACGATGTTGTTGTAATATCAAAAACGGGGCAGATTGGAGATGTGATAAACATATCAGGTCTTTATATCGCTATACCTCCAACTCCTGATAAGTGTCTTCAAAGACACACAAGTAAGGCTGAGCAGTATTGGGAAAGGCAGCCGATTCCTAAATCTTTAGAAAGAATACAATCAATATTTCAATGGAATGAAATGCCTGCTGAATTTAAAAACAGATGGGTAGATTATATTGAGCAAGAGTTTGATTGCAGAGAGCAGGGACTTTGGTTTATGAACAATGGAGTCAAAACCTATATAACAGGTTCTCATTATATGTACCTTCAATGGTCAAGTATTGATGTTGGTTATCCTGACTTCCGTGAAGCAAATAGAATTTATTGGTTGTTTTGGGAAGCGTGTAAAGCAGACGAAAGATGCTTTGGAATGATTTATCTTAAAATCAGACGTTCAGGATTCTCGTTTATGTCTTCATCTGAAGCTGTAAATATAGGAACCCTTGCAAAAGATGCAAGGATTGGAATATTATCTAAGACAGGAGCCGATGCTAAAAAAATGTTTACTGACAAAGTAGTTCCAATTAATAGCAGACTTCCATTTTTCTTCAAGCCTATTATGGACGGTATGGACAAGCCAAAGACAGAATTGGCGTTCCGTGTTCCGGCAGCTAAGATTACTAAAAAAAATATGTACGATGTTGATTCTGAAATTATTGAAGGATTAGATACTTCAATAGATTGGAAGAACACAGAAGACAACTCTTATGATGGAGAAAAACTTTTATTCTTAGCTCACGATGAATCAGGAAAGTGGACCAAGCCTAATAATATCAAGGAGAATTGGCGTGTAACTAAAACTTGTCTTCGTTTAGGTTCTAAGATTATTGGAAAATGTATGATGGGTTCAACTTCAAATGCACTATCTAAAGGTGGACAGAACTACAAAGATATGTATGAGGACTCTAACGTGTTGATTAGAAATGCCAATGGACAAACTAAGTCAGGTCTTTACTCTTTGTTTATTCCTATGGAATGGAATATGGAAGGATTTATAGACAGATACGGTATGCCTATTTTTTACAAACCTAAAGAACCTATATTTGGTGTTGACGGAGGTTGGATTAAAAATGGTGCTATAGATTATTGGGAAGCTGAGGTTGATTCGTTAAAGAATGATTCTGATGCACTAAATGAGTTTTATCGTCAGTTTCCAAGAACAGAGTCTCACGCATTTAGAGATGAGAGTAAACAATCTTTGTTTAATCTAACAAAAATATATCAGCAAATAGACTATAACGACAGTTTAATTAAAGAACATTATTTAACGAGAGGTTCTTTCCATTGGTTAGATGGTATGAAAGACACTAAGGTTATATTTACTCCTGATAAAAGAGGTAGGTTTTTAGTGAGTTGGACACCTGCAAAACATCTTCAAAATAATGTTCATACAAGAAACGGAGTAAAATACCCCGGGAATGAACACATTGGGTCATTTGGCTGCGACCCTTACGACATATCAGCGGTAGTAGGTGGTAGAGGGTCTAATGGCTCTCTTCACGGTTTGACTAAGTTTAATATGGACGAAGCTCCTTCAAACGAATTTTTTTTAGAATACATAGCGAGACCACAGACTGCTGAAATATTTTTTGAAGATGTGCTTATGGCTTGCGTGTTTTATGGTATGCCTATTCTTATAGAAAACAATAAGCCAAGGCTTTTGTATCATTTTAAGAATAGAGGGTATAGAGGGTTTTCTCTGAACAGACCTGATAAGCAATACAATAAATTGACAAAAACAGAACGTGAACTTGGAGGGATACCAAACTCTTCTGAAGATGTTAAGCAGTCTCACGCCTCGGCTATTGAATCCTATATTGAAAAGTACATAGGTTTTGATACTGCTGCAAACTATAGAGACCCTGATGAAATTGGCAATATGCCTTTTACAAGAACATTAGAGGATTGGGCTAAGTTTGACATAAACGATAGGACTAAGTTTGATGCCTCTATCAGCTCGGGATTGGCTATTATGGCTAATCAAAAACATTTATATTTGCCGGAGAAAAAAGATTCAAAAATTATTATTAACTTCGCAAGGTATTCAAATGAAGGAACCAATAGTCAATTAATTAGATGAAAAACATAACAATAGATATTACATCGTCAGCATTTCCAAGTCAGTTGGCTACTGATGCGGAAAAAGCGTCATCTCAATTTGGGTTACAAGTTGGGCAAGCTATTCAATATGAGTGGTTTAGAAAAGACGGAAGTAACTGTAGATATTACAGTCAGTGGAGAGAGTTTAATAGACTGAGACTTTACGCAAGAGGAGAACAGCCTGTTGGAAAATATAAAAACGAATTGGCAGTCGATGGAGACTTATCGTATCTAAATTTAGATTGGGCTCCGGTTCCTATTATTTCTAAATTTGTTGACATTGTTGTTAATGGAATGTCTAACAGATTATTTAAAGTAAAAGCATACGCTCAAGACGCTATGTCTCAAGCTAAAAGAAGTAAGTATCAAGAAATGCTTGAAGGACAAATGGTTGCAAAGCCAATCCTTCAAACTATTAAAGAAAAAACAGGGGTAGATACCTTTATGATGGACCCCGAAAAACTTCCTGAAACAGACGAGGAATTGTCGTTATATATGCAGCTTAACTACAAGCCTGCAATAGAGATAGCCGAGGAAACAGCTATCAACACTATGTTTGACGAAAACCATTACGATAACATAAGAAAAAGACTTGATTATGACGCTACCGTAATTGGAATATCAATTGCTAAGCACGAGTTTCTTCAGGGCTCAGGGGTTCAAGTTTCTTATGTGGACCCTGCTAATGTTGTTTATTCATATACCGAAGACCCGTATTTTAGAGATTGCTTTTATTGGGGAGAAATAAAAACTCTTCCAATTACAGAGTTAATGAAAATTGACCCTACACTAACCAAAGAAGATTTACAAGAAATAACTCAATACAGTCAGTCTTGGTGGGATTATTATAACGTAGCTCAGTTTTATGAGAATAGTGTATTTTCAAGAGATACTGCTACGCTAATGTATTTTAATTACAAAACCACGAAGAAAATAGTTTATAAGAAAAAAATACTTGAAAGCGGAAATGCTCGTGTTATAGAAAAAGACGATACTTTCAATCCTCCTATCGAGATGATGGAAGAAGGAAACTTTGAGAAACTTGAAAAAACAATTGACGTTTGGTATGAAGGAGTTATGGTTATGGGAACTAATATTCTTTTAAAGTGGGAGCTTTCTAAGAATATGGTTAGACCAAAATCAGCGTCTCAGCACGCAATACCGAATTATGTTGCTTGTGCACCACGTATGTACAAAGGCGTTATCGAGTCTTTAGTTCGTAGAATGATTCCTTTTGCGGACCTTATTCAATTAACTCATTTAAAACTACAACAAGTAATTAATAGAACAGTTCCTGATGGAGTGTTTATTGATGCAGATGGTTTGAATGAGGTTGATTTGGGAACAGGTGCAGCATACAATCCTGAAGACGCATTAAGGTTGTACTTCCAAACAGGTTCTGTTATTGGTCGTAGCTACACTCAAGATGGAGAGTTTAATAACGCAAGGGTTCCAATTCAGCAACTTACTTCTAACTCAGGAGCCGGAAAAACTCAAATGCTTATTGCTAATTACAATCACTATATGGATATGCTTAGAGCAGTAACCGGATTGAATGAAGCAAGAGACGGTTCAATGCCTGACCCTAACTCTTTAGTTGGTGTTCAGAAGTTAGCTGCTTTGAACTCAAACACAGCTACAAGACATATATTAGACGGAAGTTTGTTTGTTTTCAAAACATTGGCAGAAGCTCTTACTTATAGAATATCTGATATTTTAGAGTATTCTGATTTTAAAGATGACTTTATTAATAAGATTGGAAGGTATAATGTGTCAATATTAAATGACATTAAAGACCTTTATATCTATGACTTTGGTATCTTTATTGAGGTTTCTCCTGATGAAGAACAAAAAGCACAACTTGAAGCTAATGTTCAAATGGCATTATCTAAAGGAGATATTAATCTTGAAGATGCTATTGACATTCGTGAGATTAAAAATCTTAAACTTGCAAACCAATTGCTTAAAATGAAACGTGTTAAGAAACAAGAGCGTGAAGAGCAAATGGAAATGCAGAAGCAAGCGATGATGGCTCAGCAACAATTACAGTCTCAGCAAATGGCAGGGCAGTTGGCTATGCAGAAAATGCAGACAGAGCTTCAAACAAAAATGCAGTTAAAACAAGCTGAGGTTGCTTTTGAAATACAGTTATTAGAAAAAGAGGCTGAAATGAAGTCTGCATTGATGGCTGAAGAGTTTGATTATAATCAACAGTTAAGAGGTATGGAGGTTGAAAATCTAAGTATGCGTGAAAAAGAAAGAGAAGACGCTAAGGCTAAACGTATAAGTCAACAAAATACAGAGCAATCAAAACTAATAAACCAACGTAAAAATAATCTACCTCCTTTAAACTTTGAATCAAATGAGGATAGTTTAGATGGTTTTGATTTAGCTGAGTTTGAGCCTCGTTAAAAAAATTAAAAAATATATTATATATTTGCAATAAATTAAATCAAATCAAATGGATAACATAAAAGTAAGGTTATTGGACGGTACTGAACAAAAAAGTGCAGTACAGATTGAGCAAGAGTTGCTTGATAAACACGAACAGCAGTTTTCAGTACAGCAACAAGCAGACGCAGAGACACAGCAATCGAGTGTGGCAGCCGCAAATGATGATAGTTCTGATGAGTTATCAGAGGAAAAAGTTCTTTCATATATTGGCAAAAGATATAACAAAGAAATTAAGTCGTTTGACGATTTGATGGCTGAAAGAAAAGAATCAGAAAATTTACCTGATGACGTTGCTGCTTATTTAAAGTATAAGCAAGAGACAGGTAGAAATATTGAAGATTTTATTAAGCTAAGTAAAGATGTAGATTCTTTAGAGCCTGAAACTCTATTAAGAGAATACTTATTGTCCACTCAAGAAGGTCTTGATGAAGACGATATAGAGATTTTAATGGACGATTATAGGTATGACGAAGATATTGATGATGAATCTACAATTAAAAAAATAAAATTAGAAACAAAAAAGGCTGTTGCAGAGGCTAAAAAGTTTTTTAATTCTCAAAAAGAAAAGTACAAGATTCCTCTTGAGTCAAGAGAAAGTCTTATTTCTGAAGAGGAGAAAGAGATTTACGAAAGCTACAAGCAATATACAAAGCAAGCAAAGACGATAGAAGAGGAAAACGAGAGAAAAAGAAGTTGGTTTGACCAAAAAACAAACGAAGTTTTCAGCGATGAGTTCAAAGGTTTTGAATTTGAAGTTGATAATAAAAAAGTTACTTTTAATCCCGGAGACCGAAATGAGCTAAGAAAATTACAATCTACTCCTGCTAACTTTATTAATAAGTTTTTAGATGAGCAAGGTTTGATTAAAGATGCTGTAGGCTATCACAAGTCTTTAGCTGTTGCTATGAATCCTGAAAGGTTTGCCAAGTTTTTTTACGAACAAGGTAAAGCCGATGCTGTTGATGGAACGATGAGGAATATTAAGAATATTCAAATGACGGAACGAAGAGCTCCTGAAGCAACAAAATCAACAGATGGTATTCAAGTAAAAGCAGTTAATCCTGATTCGGGAAGGAGCCTAAAAATCCGAAGTATCAAAAAAATGTAAAACTTAAAAATTAAAAATTATGGCAGGTGCTTTATTATCCAATCCTACTTTTGCATTACAACCGGCAGCGGAGCAAGTAGCATTACAGACAAACTACATTACCAACTTCAACTTCTTGAATCAGTATCTTCCTGATACTTATGAGAAAGAATTTGAGCGTTATGGTAATAGAACCATCGCATCATTCTTGAGAATGGTAGGTGCAGAGATGCCTTCTAACTCTGACCAAATCAAATGGGCAGAACAAGGTCGTCTTCACATTAAGTACACTCTCTGTACTTCAGCAGCAGCATTGGGAGCAAACACTGCTACCTTCACTGTGGCTGACCCAGGTGTTACTTACATCGCAATCCGTGTAGGTCAAACTTTAATGATTCAGAACAACACTTCAGGTGTTTTCAACAAAGCAATCGTAACTGCTGTTCCTTCTGCGACAACTTTCACAGTAGCTTACTACGAAGCGGCAGGTCAAGCATTCGCTGTATCTACTCAATGTACTGTATTTATTTACGGTTCTGAGTTCAAAAAAGGAACTAATGGAATGATTGGTTCATTAGAGTCAGAAGATGACATCTACAGCAACAACCCTATTATCATCAAAGATAAGTATGCGGTAAACGGGTCTGATATGGCTCAAATCGGTTGGGTTGAAGTTACTACTGAAAACGGTGCTACAGGTTACTTGTGGTATTTGAAATCAGAGCACGAAACTCGTTTGAGATTCGAGGATTACTTGGAGACTGCAATGATTGAAGCTGTTCCGGCAGCTACAGGGTCAGGTGCTAAAGTTGCAGGTATGATGGGTTCTGAAGGTATCTTCTATGTTGTAAACAACAGAGGAAACGTATGGGGTGGTGGTACACCAACTACTTTACCTGATTGGGATACAATCGTTTCTCGTTTAGACAAACAAGGAGCTATCGAAGAGAATGCTTTATTTGTAAACCGTGGATTGTCTTTTGACATTGACAATATGTTGGCTACGTTAAACGGTTTTGCAGGAGGTGGAGTATCTCAGTCTGCATCATTCGGTTTATTCGACAACGATATTGATATGGCTTTGAACTTAGGTTTCACAGGATTCCGTAGAGGTTATGACTTCTACAAGTCTGATTGGAAATACCTAAATGACCCAACAATGCGTGGAGGTTTGAACCAAACTGCTGCAACTGCAACAGGTACAATCACAGGTCTTTTAGTTCCTGCGGGTTCTACTTCAGTGTACGACCAAATCCTAGGTAAAAACGCTAAACGTCCTTTCTTACACGTGAGATACCGTGCTTCAGAAGCTGAGGACAGACGTTACAAAACTTGGATTACAGGTTCTGCCGGTGGTGCTCAAACATCTGATTTAGATGCAATGGAGGTAAACTTCTTATCTGAAAGATGTGTATGTACATTAGGTGCAAATAACTTTGTATTATTCCGTTTCGGATAATATATAGTTTAAATATTAGAGAGGGACATTGATGTCCCTCTCTATATTTTTTAAGAACAATTAATAAAATCAAATTAAATATTTATAAAAATGGCAAAAGCAAAATTATCAGACAAAGTCTATAAATTAAAAACAGGAAGTCCACTTTCTTATAGTTTAGCATCAAGAAACCACCCACGTTTTCCTTTAATGTGGTTTGATGAAAACAAACAACAAAATAGAGCATTAAGATATGCTGTAAATCAAAAGTCTCCATTTGAAGACGAACAAGATGGAAATGCTATTATGGAGCCAATTATTTTTGAAGATGGCTTTCTCAGTGTTTCAAGAACAAACCCTGTTTTACAAGAGTTCCTACATTACCACCCTTTGAATGGGATTGTGTTTATTGAAGTAGATGAACAAAAAGAAGCAGAGGAAGAAGTTGCAGATATGAATCTTGAAATAGATGCACTAATTGCAGCAAGAGAACTTTCTATGGAACAAATCGAAACTCTTACACGAGTTATGTTTGACAAAGACCCTTCTATATATCCTTCAGATGTCCTGAAAAGAGATATTTTAGTGTATGCTAAAGCAGAACCAAGAGATTTCTTAAACATACTAAATGACCCTGAACTTCAGTTTCAAGCTAAGGTCCGTTTATTCT